CATGGACTCGCAAAGAAGGAAAGAATCCTAAGGGTGGATTGAACGCCAAGGGCCGTGCATCGTACAAAGCTCAAACTGGTGGAACACTAAAGCCTCCGGTTTCTGCTAAGCAGGCAAAGAAGTCACCAAAAGCCGCCGCAAGACGCAAGTCTTTCTGTGCAAGAATGGGTGGAATGCCAGGCCCAATGAAAGATAAAAAAGGTAGACCAACACGCAAGGCGTTGGCATTGAGGAAATGGGATTGTTAGATGGCACGTAAAGCAAATAGTGAAAAGTTAGCCCATTACCGTGGACAATTAGATTATTCCAAGCGTTGGCGTCAAAATGAAAACTACGACCAACTTTGGACCAGATTGATCAACTTATATCGCGGTAAACAATATCGTCAAGCATTGCCATATGACAGATTGCTCGTAAACATTTCTTTTGCGACCATCAACGTTTTGGCACCGGCCGTTTCGATTGGCCGCCCAAAGATTTTGGTTAATCCTAGAACTCCCGAAGATGGCGATAAAGCAGTCTTAACTGAAGCCATCATCAACTACTGGTGGCAGCATTACCAATGCCAAGACGAATACCAAAGAGCGGTCAAAGACTTTTTGATTATCGGTCATGGTTTCTTGAAAGCTGGTTATCGTTTTGTTGAAGAAGAAAAAGTAGATGATATTGAAGATACGGCAGACGAGATTGCCGCACCACCAACAGCTAACATTGAATCTAACATAATAATAAAAGAAGATAGACCTTTCTTAGAACGCGTCGACCCATTCGATATGTATGTCGATCCGGATGGTTGCACGATGACGGACATAAAGTGGATTGCACAACGTATTCGTCGTCCGTTAAAAGATGTCAAGGCAGACAAACGTTTCGATGCCGCAGCAAGAAAAGAAGTAAGTGCCACATCTTATTCAAGATACGGCAATGGCTACAACGGAACTTCTAATAGCAGTGTTTCTCCTGGCGTCGACAGCTACACAAGCGTTCCTTCAGACCAGGGCTATGCCGACATATGGGAATATTACGATTTAGAATCAGGTGATATGTCAGTGTTCTCGGATACTGGCGACAAGTTCCTGGTCAAGCCAACCAAGATACCATTCGTATTTGGTCATCCTTTTGTGATGTTGCGCAACTACGACGTGCCTGGTTTCTTCTACCCGATGGGTGAGCTCGAGGCAATCGAGCCACTGCAGTACGAGTTAAACCAAACTCGTACACAGATGATGAACCACAGAAAGCGTTACAGCCGCAAATATATCTTTAAAGAAGATGCATTTGATGATGATGGTAGAGCGGCATTGGTGTCTGACGAAGACAACGTTATCGTTGCAGTCAAGGGTCAGGAAAGCCTTGCTAACGTGTTTCAGCCAGTACCGGCAATCATAAACCCACCAGAGTTTTACAACCAGTCTGAACTCATCCAAAACGATATTGACCGTGTTTCAGGTGTTTCAGAGTATCAACGTGGTGCTTTGCCAGAGATTAGAAGAACGGCTACCGAAGCAGCCATTGCCCAGGACGCCGCAAATGCAAGAGCTGCAGAAAAGCTTGTTATTATAGAAAAAGGCATAGCAAGATGCGCACAAAGACTCATCATGCTGGCCCAACAGTTCTTAACCGGCGAACAGACCGTAAGAATCATAGGCACCGAGAATGCACCCGTATGGTTGACATTTGACAAAGATTACATCAGCGGCGAGTTTGATTTTAATGTTGAGGCTGGATCAACAGCACCAATTAACGAATCATTTAGGCGTCAGATGGCTTTACAGATTGTAGATGCCATGGCTCCTTTTGCCCAAGCTGGTTTGGTTAACTTATCCAAGTTGGCCGAATACGTATTACGTATTGGCTTTGGAGTAAAGGATGCACAGTCGTTTTTACAACAGCCATTACCACAGCCAGGCATGGAAGGAATGCCGCCAGAAGGCATGCCACCTGGTATGGAAGGCATGCCACCAGGCATGGAAGCAATGCAACCACCGTTGCCCGGTATGGAGGGTATGGTCCCTGGCATGGGTGAACCACCTTTAGTTCCTCAACAAAACAACGCTCCAGGCTCATTGCCACCAGAGATTTTAGCTATATTACAACAGGGCCGTCCGGCTCCGTTGAGCTAATTAAATATAAAAGAGAAAAAAAGTCTACTATAGGTAGAGGGAATAATCAGTGAAGGAGAACTCCCATGACAGAAAATAACGAAACAAATGCACTCGTTGACGACCCCACAATAGATGGACAAGTTGAAAACGCTGATAATGCAGGAGTAGAAGCCCAAGCAGAGCTAGAGCTTTTTGATATTACAAACTTTACCGATAAAGGTATTAAAGTTCAAGTAGATGGTCAAGAAGTAGTAATTCCGCTAAAAGAGGCTATTGCTGGGTACCAGCGTCAGGCGGATTATACCCGCAAGACGCAAGAACTCAGTGAGCAAAGAAAGCAAGTACAGTTCGCCGCGACCCTGGCAGAAGCCCTAGAAGGACCCGGCAACAACCTTGCAAATGCTTCAAAAACACTACAGTGTAAACACCGCTCCACAAGTGGAAGATGAATACCTGGATCCGTCCGAGAAGCAAATCCGCAGTTTAGAACAACGACTTGTAGCCTTCGAACAGAAACAAGCTTATGATGAGTTGCAAAGAAAAGTGGAATCTTTGTCTGGCAAGTATGGTGATGATTTTAATGCAGATGAAGTTGTAGCTAAAGCATTGACGCTAGGCACGACTGACCTAGAAGCGGTTTTTAAACAGATTACTTTTGACAGAGTTTATTCTAAAGCTACTGAAACAAGTAAGAAGTTGGATGAGACCGAAGGTAGGAAAGCGGCTAAACGTCAGGCGTCTATTGTTTCATCGGCATCTTCCGCTAAATCTGGAACACCTGCTGCTGCAAAACCAACGTCGGTTTTTGAGGCTTACGAACAAGCCAAGAAGACCTTAAACATCTAACAACAAGGAGATATTAAAATGGCCGGTAATCCCGACTTTAATGCACTGTTGTCAACTACGCTGCAGAACTATCAGCCTACACTAGTAGACAACATTTTCAAGGACCTCGTCCTTCTTAACCACCTCAACGAAAAGGGCAGAGTCCGTGTCGAAGAGGGTGGCACACAAATCATTGAGCCAGTGATGTACGGAGTCAACGACACCGTATCCACATACTCAGGATACGATGCAATTGACCTTACCCCACAGGAAGGCATCTCGGCTGCAGAGTACGATTGGAAGCAGATGGCTGCTTCTATCGCAATCAGCGGTATCGAAGAAGCAAAGAACCGTGGCGCGGAGGCAATCATCAAATTGCTCAATGCAAAAATACAGCAGGCTGAAATGTCGCTGAAGACAACTCTTAACGAGCAACTCTTCGGTACACCATCAGTCGCACCAGCAGCTAAAGACTTCAATGGTCTGGGCAACATAATCGGAACCCAGAACAACACAGTCGGTGGCATTGACGCATCAAGCAACACTTGGTGGAATCCAACACAGGCCACGACAATGGGCGCAACACTTGCGCTTGTCAACATGGCCGACGTGTACAACCGTGCCTCAAAGGGCAGCGATGTTCCTGACCTCATCATCACGAACACATCGTTGTTTGAGAAGTACGAGTCGCTGTTGACCAACCAGGTCCGTTATCAGGACGTGGCAAAGGCCAACGCTGGCTTCACCAACTTGATGTTCAAGCAGACACCAATCGTGTTTGACCTTGAATTGGCAGTTGACGCAACTGATGCGCCGATGTACTTCCTTAACACGAAGTATCTCAAGCTCACCGGCATGAACGGTTACTGGTACACAACCACAGACTTTATGAACGGCACTGTAGCTGGCGTAGACGCCCGTTACGCTCTCGTTTTGGCCTATGGTAACCTTACCTGCAGCAACCGTGCACGTCAAGGGTTCATGACGGCTGACGCCTGATAAGTTTCGTTAGCGGGGGAGTTTAAAGGGTTGCTATCCTTCGAGTAGCCCCTCCCTCGCTAGCGGATTCCCCGCAATACAAAAAACAAACAAACAATTAATCAACATGATTGATTAGAAAGCAAAGGTAATAATCATGAGCACAAATAAATTCATCGTAGAAAGAACAGTCGTAGGAGATACCAACACATCTGTTGGAATAGCTTACGGTGACGTAACAGGCTTGTCCTGGTATGGCAAAGCAGGCGAAGTATACAAGTTCAAAGCAACAGTTGTATATGATGTCAACGCCACTGGCACAGGAGTTAACTTCTCCGTCAATGGTCCAGCGGCATCGGTCATATCTTACCGTTCAGAAGTTTCAACTTCAGCAACAGCTGAAGCTGTGAACTTTGGTAACGCGTATAACCTTCCAGCATCTGCTCAGACTACTGGCTCTGCATTCACGACAGATAACGTTGCAGTCGTTGAAGGTGTAATTTCACCATCAGCTGACGGCACTATTATTGTTCGTGGTATCAGAGAAGATGCTGAAAATGCAACATGCACAGTACAGGGTGCAAGCTCTGTCCTTACATGGAGCCGCATTGACTGGCCAGAAGACGCCTGATTCTAGCAAACTAGTTACATGCCGCCCGGGGTGAAGGAACCTCTGGCGGCATGTTCTACATTTAACGAGGGAGAAAAATATGAATAAACAAACACAAAGTGCAGGCCAAGGTTTAGCAGGCACACAGCCCTACGGCTTCGTAGAAGGCGCACGCCATATTAGTAACGGACGTGCCGACTATCATGGCAAAGGCGTAGAACTTGCTCCACCGTCAGGTGTAGAGCATAAGCTTGACAACATCACCTGCACGGCAATGGGTAAAAAAGAAATAAAGTGCATGGCCCCTAGAGCAAAAGGAACTTTGTTTTGCATTGGTCACTTGCGTCAAGTAGAAAAGAAATTGGCCGCACAACAAAAAGAAGAAGAAGTAAAACCAGAGGAGTAACCAATGGCAAATCCCAATACAGCAATCAACTTTGGTACAAATAGAGATTTAACTTTAAACATTGTTTTGTCATTTGTTGCCCAGCTGCTTGATTTTGATATTGGCACTGGCGCCAACTCAGACGTGCCCACCGATGTTGTGGAAGGTTTTGTCAGAGAAGGTTTTGAAAAAATAGTGATGGCTGACACTGGTTGGCCGTATTATCAAACATCATATGAATTTAAAGCTGCTCCTACAATTTCATTAACAGCCTTATCTGCTGTGGGGTCGAGTGCAACTGCAACTGTTGATTCTCATGGTTATGTTTCTGGTGATTTAGTTACAATTACAGGCTGCACACCGTCTGCGTACAATGGTAGTTTTAGCGTTACTGTCCCACCTAACGATACAACAACATTTAGTTATACAATGCTTAGTTCACCTGGTTCAGCAAGTATTCTTGGAATTGTAAACCCTGGATCAGCAATAGCTGGTACCGATGGACGTAGTTACAATGCCAACTTTACTCAAGTGCTTCCAGTTCAAGCAACATTTGCTTATGCTAGTTTTAATGACATTGCAAAAATAAACAACTGTGTCAACGTTACGGACATGGGCAATCAATTGGTTTACACAGACAACTATAGGGCCGAACAAGTTTGGCCTATTAATAGTGACAATGATATCGAGGGCATTCCTGCATACTGGTCTTTGTGGGGTAGTGCCATAAATCTTTGGCCAAAACCAGATTCTGCTTATACAATTAGAATCATGGGTTACCGCAGATACGACATCGATTGGTTGAGCAACGGTGATTTGCCGATAGACATAGACCCGGAATTTCACATGCCGCTGATGAACTATGTTCTTGCACGCATCTTCCAATTCCAGGAAGACCCGGACATGGCCGCAATCTACATGAACAATTATGAACAGGGCGTGGCAATGATACGCGGTTGGAAAACTTCCGTCAACCGCAACCAACAAATGATTCTTTCTGGTGGTTTGCAACTCAATCCATATGACTACTACAGATACATGGTAAATTTGTCGTTGCGTGCAGTTGCCGTGGGGGAATGGACCTAAATGCCAAAAGGATTTATATCCACTAGTCCAAGAGTAAGCGCCCCTACCGGCATTCAGTTCGCAGAACAAAGAGACTTTACTGGTGGCTTAAACTTCCGTGCAGACCAATTTCAATTGGCTCCGAACGAATCTCCTTTTATCTTGAACATGGAAGTTGATCCACGTGGTGGCGTGTTCAGTCGCGCAGGATATTTAACATTCAATTCAACTGCGGTATCAGGCACTTGGAATCCAAAAGCTTTGTTTAATTATAAGTACGTTGGAAATCCGCACATAATGCTTACAACCGGTTTTGTTACATCCGGTTCGGTAAACGGCAAGGTGATGTACGCGTACGGAACCAGCCTTTTCAGCTTTGTAAATCTAGACAGCGCTTCGTCAACTCCATTGGAAGTCAAGTCGGTCAACGGTGCCAGCATGACGCAATGGGAAGATACTCTTTATATTGCACTCGGCAAAGATGCTGCCAATATGTATAAGTGGGAAGTGGGCGATACGTACGCTACATCGTTGTTGGCGTCTAGCCCAACGTGGCAGCAATACACTCTTCCTGTTGGTGGCTACATGCCAAGAGCAGAGCTTGCGATAACGCATGCCAACAAACTGTTCGTTGCCAATACGAAAGAGTATAACGACGACGCAACTCCAACGCTAACTGATTTTCCCAATCGTTTGCGTTGGTCGCACGAAAGCCTACCGGAAGACTGGTACGTGGATGATTATATCGACATCATTGCCGGTGGGGAAGGCATACGTGGCCTTGCAGTAGTTGATGGACAGTTGTTGATATTTAAACCTAAAGCTGTTTATTTGCTGATGGGTTATGATGCCGACTCATTCCAATTGGTAGAGGTCACAAAGTTCGTGGGCATAGACACTCCGCAACAGTGCGTCGAGGGTGATAGCGGGGTTTACTTTTTTGATTATCCAAAAGGTCTGTACTTTTACGACCGCAACGGATTGCAAAACATTTATAGTCGCCTTGATCCAACAGTGACACAAAATGAAATCAACGCAAATGAACTGTCAAAAATTACGTTGGCATTTATCAACAACAGATTGTGGATGTCAGCTCCTTACGATTGGGAAGGCAGCGGAGTCAATCCGATTATATCAACCGTCAATTTTATCTACGACAAAAGTATCGGCCAACAGGGTGCATATACGATGTTCCAATCGGCAGACGAGTTTGGTTTGTACGCCGGTTGCGACTGGTACGACTCTGATGAAAATGTCTATCATTTGATGATAAATCCAGATGATAACTTTCCGTATATTTATATGGTTGATGAATATGAAAGTGGCAACGTTCCCGTTCAACAATTGGACGACGTATTGGAGGGCGCAACACCAAACAGCACCGGTGCTTTCACCACGAATTACACGACTTCTTGGTTTTACAACGACCGTTACGTACAGGACAAAACGTTCGTCAAACCTTTGTTTGTCGTGCGCAACGTGCTTGAAGACACCCAAATAATCGTCAACGTGTACCATGATTTTAACAACGTTTCCAAAGCCAACACGACTTCGTTGGTTCTTGACGCCTCGCAATCCGGGGGTGTTTATGGAACCGCCTTGTACGGAACCGGCATATACGGAATTGATTCTTTGCCAACTACCATACAGGCAGGAGGCAGGTTGAAAAGAGCAAAGTCGGTGCAATTGGAGTTTGTCGGCCCAACACCCACGAACGTCAACACGACGATATATCCGGGTAGGTATTGGGGCGTCAATTCAATTGCGTACAAATTTAAATCTAGAAAAGTAAGAAGCCAGAAATAAGGAGAGCAACATGCCAACAGTATTTACAATTCCAAACACATTCGCAAATGGTGGTATTGTTTTAGCAGAAGAACACAACGAAAACTGGGAAGACGCAAAAGATTATTTTGACGCTCTGTCGTCAGGTGCAAACTTTGTGGCGGGAGCAATTAACACGGAAGACATAGCGGATGCGGCCATAACCACGGCCAAGCTTGCAA